ACATGAGATTTGCAACTTTGACTCTTCTGTAGTAACGGTTTGCGTTAACATTAAGAGCGCCAAGACCAGCGTTGGTTCCTTCAGCGAATGGGTTTGCAACCAGACCATATCTGGTTTTAAATCCAATCTTGGGTTGGAAGGTGTCCTGACCAACGGCACGAACCATTTGGAGAGGAACATAAGGACAGTAGAACAGTCCAGCATCATAAGGGGAAGAACCCTTATAACCAACAACATAATACTGATCAGCGGATACGTTTGCCGAATATGGGTCAATATATACGCGGTACTTGCCTTGAAGAATACCAGCAAAAGTATTGCCGGTGTCATCAACGTTCAAGTTAGCATTAAGTGCGGGGGTGTAATCAAGAACGCCTGCCATTGTGAGTGCCGAAGCAACGTCAGCGGAACAAAGGATCATATTACCCTTTCCTCTACGAGTTCTTTGTGCGATTGCGTTAGCATCGCGCTCGATTTGGAAAATAAGACCTTTGAACTTCTCAACTGACCAACGACCATTGGAGTCAACGTCGAGGTCAAAAGTACCTGCCTGAGCAACGTTTGCTTGAGCACCAGACTCAGCAACTCTGTAGATGGTACGAATAACTTCGCGGTTGATTTCAGCAAGGATCTCAGTGCTGAGAATGTTTGCCAACTCAGCTTCTGCATTCAGACCGTGAATTGCCTTCAGGTCTTGTGCGAGTTCGAGTGAATACTCAGCTTTCAGTGCGCGTGACTTTGCAGTAACGGTGACTTTCTCGATTGAGAATGCCATCTCGTTGAACTGATCACCAGCACCAGAACCAAGATTCTCAGCGTCATCAGTTCTCATACCCTGACCTACATTGTAGGTAGTAGCAGTTTGACCTGATTCTGGATTGAGAAGACCAGGATTGCTGCCCTGTTGAGCAGTAGTACCCATACCAACTGCGCCGTTGGTGAAACCATTATTAAGATTAAGTCCGTCATCCTGACCGGAGAATGCGGTATCAGCTTCTCCGAAGAGAGCTTCTGAACCGTTCTGGGTCTTATACTTCGAACGCATTGCGAAGATAAGTCCAGTAGGACCGTTCATTGGTTGAACGCCAGCGAGGTCATAAGCGACCAGGTTAGGCATTGCGCGTCTGATCAGTGAGATCAGAACTGGGTCGAAACCAGCAACAGGTGAAGAAGCGCCAGCAGAGAAACCAGGAGTTCCGGTGCTTGACTGAGTATTAACTGTTGGTGACTCTGAAAGGAATGAACGCTCTTCGCGGAGTTCTCTTTCTTGGTTTTCTAGCAGGATAGCGGTAACTGCTCTACGGTGTGAATCTCTGATTGGATCGAGACCATCATAGTCCAGGATAGGTGACCACTTTTCCTGCAGATGTTCTGCATTGAACATTTGCATTTGTTTTACCTCTGTTAAAATTGTTGTTGTTTGAACTTTATCATTTAAAAATCACTTTTTAGAAACTCTACCCAGAGTTTGTAAATATGCTTCCATAATTGGAGATACTTCAGGGTGCTGAAGTTGCATATCGGTGCTTTCAGAAAGCGTTTCTGAGTCGTCTCTTTGAGTACCAGCATTCGATGGGAAATAAGATTCCCTTAGTGTTACCAGTTTCTCACGATAGTTTGCTTCACTTCCAAACTCAACATTTTCGGCAAGAGAAGCGAGTTTGTCCTTCTGAGAAAGTGCAAGACCCTCAGCGACATCTGCAAAAATTACATCAGCAACTGATTCCGCTAATCTTCTATTTAGAGCAACATTTCTTTCAATTTGCTCGTTGAGTTTTCCTTCCATTTCATCAAGTTTATCTACCATACTCTCTATTACATCATATCTATCTTCAGGGATTGTTACATAATGATCTTCAAAAAGACCTCTCATTCCTTGAAGGAATGATTCAGTCATTTCAGTCTTGAGACCGTGCTCAACTGCGAGTGCATTTTCTTGAATCCACTCATCAGCAACATACTCAAGGTATGAATCAACTCTTTCGGAGAGTCCAACCTTGATAGTCTCAAGTTCTTCTACGAGTGCAACTTCATATGCTGACTGTAGTTCTTCTTTGATTTCCGAAACTTTAGATTTAATTGCAGATTCGAAAATGATACGTGCCTTCTCTTGGAACTCTTCGGAAAGATCTTCGCCAGAGAGAAGTGCATTAACATCTTCTTCGATATCATACTCTTCCTTCATTTCATCATCATCTTCTTCTTCCTCTTCTTCTTTATCTTCGCCCTTGCCTTTCTTTGCTTTCTTTGTCTTTGGATGCATTTCTTCCTCACCTTCCTCTTCTTCAGAAGCTTCAGAAACTACTTCCTCTTCACCATCAAGTTCATCATCTTCTATGAGATCTTCATCTTCCTCAGATTCTTCCTTCATACCTTTCATAGGTTCTGCAGCGGCAGCCTTTGAATTAACAACATCTCTGACTTGAGCAAGAGTTCTTCCTGGTGTGGCGAGTTTGTTAGAATCGTCATCGGGTCTTGAATTTTCTGGAGTAGGACCACCGAGATCTTCCCAACTACCAGTTTGACCAGGAGTAGTTACTCCGGATGAATTCTGGGTGATGTTGTGCATTGGCTCGGCAGATGCAGCTCCTTTGGTTACTACGTTTTCCATTTCTTGTAAATTTCTACCAACGGACATTTGTTTTAGATCTTTATATAATCTATATTTATTTATTAAATCAAAGATTTGTGATAAAATCTTGGAATAACTGAACTTTATGCTCATCAAGTGTTTTTTGATCTACTAGCGTATTAATTCTACGCTTTGTAGATTCTGCAAATTTTTCACGAAGGATTCCTCCCTCCCAACACCATTCTTTTCCTTCCATAATTCCATGAACAAAAGCATCAGGAGCAGAAGGATCGGCAACGATATCTGCAGCAGTTGCTAACATAAAATCTTCACCGACAATTTTATGACCTTCATTAGTCATCTTTAATGAACCAATACCACGAGAAGAAACACCCAGACAAACTCCCTCACCAATCAAAGATTTTGCAATCTTACCCATCGGAGTTTCGAGAAGTTGTGCCTTACCAATAAAGTTATTTCCCTTTTGTTCAAGAGAAACAATCTTATGAGAAACCCGATCAAGATTAACGGTAGGACCCTCAGGATGACCAAGTTCTCCAAGAGCACGACCTTTACGGACAAATGATTCATTATATCTATTTACCTCACGGGCAAGAGTCTGCATTGGATACATTCTTCCATTACGGTTACAAATATCACCTTGAAGGAAAATGCCTTCAATGAACATTCTCTTTTCACTACCTTTTCCTTCGGTAATAAACTTTACTTGTTGGACTTCTTCTGTGATGAGTTTCATTGTTTTATTCGGAAACTAATTGAGCTACTTCTGTTACGCTTATATCTGATCCAGAATCAGAACTTACAGCAGCAACTTTTACACACCGTGCAAGAGTTGATCCAGTTATATTCGGAGAAACCACTGAACTACTATTGAAATTTAGAGTTACTGTAGAATCTGTAATAGCAAGAATTGAATTATATGTGGTGTTAATTCCTGAAGTTGGGGCACCTTCTATAGTTACATAGTCATTAATTTTGAAAGGATTTCCTGCATTTTCGGAAAATGTTACGATAGTGCTAGTACCAGTAGTAATACCTGCAATTTGCTGTCTTGCAAGTCTTTCTTTCAAAACTTCATTTCCATAAGTTGGTATATGAAAAGTATTAATAGTTGCTACTGGTTCAGTTCCGATAGCAATATAAGCACCAGTTTGAGCAACAGAAACTCTTAAATAACCACTTTTTAATGTAATCGGGTTGCTAGAAATTGATGTTCCAGCAACACTAAATCTATTAACAGTTTGAACTACTTTAATTGCCATTATTCTGCATCCTCTGTGCTTGATTCATCATCACTTTCAGATTCTCCAAATAATGAAGATGCTACAAATGGTCTAGAAGTATCAACTCTTTCTGAAGCTTTAGTGAATAAAACTTCTTTAATTTTATTACTAATTTCAGAAGGAGAAGAATCTGTAGCAATCAAATCGATAATTTCTTCCATAAAAATAAGATGTATGTCTATGATCTATTTATATTTCAGCGTTCTTGAGATCTTTTGCTGCTTGTTTTTCGGCATTTACTGCAGCATTAGCATCTTGTTCTGGATTTGGTTCCAATGGAACTTCTCCCATTGCTCCAGATTGTTGCATATCTTCTGGTTGTGCTAAAGGTTCTCCTGTAATTGGATCAACTTGAGATGGATCTGGAATAATTCCTTTCTTGATTTCATCTTCAATCTGCTCATCATTATCAATAATTTCTTGATCGGTTTGACGGAGAATTCTTTTACGAACATACTCTGTCGAATAATATTTTCCAATATAAGGTTCAATAGTTGATAATGTTGCAAGTCTATTATTAATCAATTCACTTTCTTTAAGTTCTGCGAATTGATTATCATAAAGGAAATCATATTGAATATGATCCTCCATTCTTTTCCAATCTTCCGGAGAAACGATATTTTTAAGAATCAATTGTGTGCGAAGCATATCATTAAATAAGTTCGCAAAACGCTTCCTCAATCTTCCTACAAATTTCGAAAACTTAAGTTCATCTCTTAGAATTTCTGACGATCTTCCAAGATTAAATCCACCATCGGAAGCAATTCTGGACTCAGGTACTCCAAGTGCTCTATAAAGTTTCTTCTGGAAATATTCAATATCGGCAAGTTCTCCAAGATTTTGTCCACCAGGAAGAGTAGTAATTTCTGTTCCTCTTCCACCTTCACGACGAGGCAACCAGAAATCTTCCATCATAGACATAAACTTGCGATCATCTCTTACTTCTCCAGTAGCAGCATCATAAACAAGTTTATTCCTATAGCGAGACATAACCTCCTTGAGGTATTGCTCTGCTTTTACTTTCGGCAAATTACCAACATCAATATAAAAAATTCTACGCTCAGGTGCCCGTGATAGACGATAGATAACCAAAGAATCTTCAATCATTCTCAGTTGATTGAGTGCTTTAATTGCTTTATGGAGATAAGAAAGAACCGTACCTTTATTGCGATCTACAAGACCAGAGGTAACATAAGTAATTGCATCTTTAGCAATTTTTACTGATTTTTGTCCACCAGCACCAGAAATCATTCCTGTTGGATAATTTGGAGTTGGAGTGTACATAAAGTATTCTTCAATTTCTGGAGACATAAATCTTTGTGTCTCCGTCATTTTATTGAAATTTATTTGATTATTTCCATCCTTCTTTTTTTCTTGACGGATGAATCTCATCTTCATCGGATCAATATATCTCAATTCCTGAATTCCAGTTTGAGGATTCTTTACATCAATTACTTTCAGATAGTATAGTCGCCCATCAACGTACCAATTTTTAAAAATTTCGTGAGACTTCTTATCGAAGTCCATTATTTCCTTTAAATATCTAAACTCTTTTCTAATTGCTTTTTTGAGTGCATCTGATGCGTTTAAATTAGAAAGTTCAATCTCTACTGGAGAATCATAAAGATCACTTACAATTGCTTCATTTACAACATCTTCAATAGCACCATCACACTCTGGATGAAGTGCCATCTCACGATATCTTTTAATTAGATCGTGCTCTGTACGATATACTCCCTCAATATCAATATATTGACCATAGAAACCACTAGCAATATAATTATCAACCCCGTCCTCATTAGTTTGAGGAACGGGGGAAATAACGCCTGGTGATTTGTTTTCGCCATTATCAATCGAAAAACCAAAGAGTTTCGCCATATTATAATTTTTAACTCTGTATTATATTCTATTTAGTTGATATCCTCACCGCCAGCAGAAATGCCGTTACCTTTAACTGCTTCCCACCACTGAACCTGAAGTTCTACCGTGAACTCCTGAATACCCTGAGAATCATATGATAGTTCAATAGGAGCAACTTGAGTTGGGAAAACATCATAAAAATGATACTTTCTTAAGGTTTCTCCGGTACGATCCAACTGATAGACAAAAGCATCTGCTTGATATAATGCAGGATTTGTTGTACCTGTATTATCTGAAACACGATTAATTGTATTCATCCACTTTTCAAAAGCAGAACGAATAGCAAAATCGGTATCGTTAATAATAGTGATAGTCCAGGTATCAAATGTTCTATCTCCAGCAATTTTCAGAGTTCTTCCACGAAATGGAACTTCAATTGGAGCAACATTAGATGCTGGAATATTTGCTGCCTTTACAAGGAATCTTGCCTTTTGGAGAATATCATTCAATCCAGAAACATTAACTGCATCTGGAAAGGAAAGCTCAACCTCAAATAGATTGGGACGAGCACCACCACCAGTAAGCTTACTCTTGAAGTCGGTAATCTTTCTTAAAGGAGGTGGATTTAGTTGATTTCTGGTTGCCATAGTTTTAAAACCTCTAGTTAATTAAACTGATCCGATTACTTCTTCAAAAGCAACACCAGTTCTGGTGGCGATGAAGGTAAGACCGATAAAGTTAATCGATCTTGCTGGTTTAATATAGATATCAGCAACAAACTCACTAGCATCAATAATTGCTGCAGTATTGTTTGTTTCATCGCAAATTACAACATAATCAAAAATACCTCTCTTGGATTGAACATCGCGAAGGAAAGGTTCAATTATATTTACAAAGTTAGTTCTTGTAATTTCATCATTAAATTCAAAGAGTTGATCTTTTGCCGCTGATGAGATCGCATTCTCAAGATAGATAAAGAGTCTGCGAACATTAATACGATCAAATGCGGAAGATTTTCCATATCCTGTCTTATCACCAAACAGAATAATACCTGCACCTGGTGAGAAGATAACTGGATTTACTCTATTTGAATAAAGTTTATCTCTTTGAACTTTACTTGGATTATACGCCAACTTGACTGCATTTAAGATTGTTCCTCTAGAAGTTCCTGCGGGAGAGAACCAAGGAAACTGATTAATATCATTTCTCGCACAAGTTCCGGCAATATCACCATTTAGAGGTACATATCTGAAGGTATTGTTAAACCTATCAAACATATACTTATAACCACTATCAAAGATTGCATAAGTTGAAGATGTAACTGGAGAATAGAAACTAATTACATTACTTGTAATAGTATCATCATCATTAACGGTTACTGCTCCTACAGTATTATCCACTAAAAATGCTTGTCTATATGGAGAAATGAATGCAACAGCATCTTTTCTAGTTTCTGCAACAGTAATAATTTTATTCGCTAATGCCTGTGCAGATTCTTTTGCATAATTAGCAGAACCCATTAATACAAAATCAACTCTGTAATTTTCAGTGTTTTCAAATAATGTATATCCACTTACAATATCATCAAGTCCCGAACTAAGAGATCCTGCAGAAGTTAAATCTGTCCCTCCGTCATAATTTTTTCCTCCAGATAATGCATAACTATTTGATCCTGCTGCAGCAAAAATTGTATCTTGAGCATCTTGATCCCAACCCGTATCGCTATCAAGTTGAAATTGAGCACTTCCACTATCACTGAATCCTGAGTTACAACTCCTACTGGTTGCGAACCACCAAAAATATAAGAAGATGCATTATAAAGATACTTTCTCCAATAGGATGGACTTCCTACCGAAAACTCTGCATCTTTTGCTTTCGAAAGTGAAAGATGTTTTTCTAAAATTGTTCCAGCATTTCCAGTTATTGTTCCCTGATCATCAATGATGATGATATGAACTTCATCAAATCTCGAAGATCTTGCTGCGGCATATGCGGATGTTGATGGACGATCCGCGATTGTATCCCATTCAATTGATCCATTCGAAAGAGTAATTGATTGTTGCTCGAACCAATCAAGTTCTCCAGTATATGCTCTTGTAGCAAATGATGATGCTTGCCCAGTTGTGTGGATAGCAACATTACCGGTCTGTGCTAATGCATATACTCCAGATTGTTGATAATCTACTGCAGTTTCAGTTCCTGCTGCAGAAACGTGACTTACCAACTTTGTCGAAACTGTTCCAGATCCAACTTCGGTAATAATACCTTTCAGATATCCATTAAGAGTACTGGTTGTTCCATTTCCAGGTAATGTTGTTGAAATTGCTTGAGTAAATCCATAACCAACCACAACATTAGTAGTTGTAATTCCGGTTAAAATTTGATCTGCTTTTGCATCAATAATAGCAACTCTAATTCCATTTGCCCAAGATCCGGGATTTCTTGCCGCAATAGTTACATTAGTGATAGTGTTTTCATCATATCCTAATTGATTATAATTCTCTTCACTTTTAATTTTAATACTTGAAGCAGTTCCAACAAATGAATTATTCAGTGACGCATCATCTGCTCTTGAAACGAGTAAAGTTCCACCATAAGCAAGATAAGACGATGCTACCATCCAATGCTCATAATGCTTATCTGTAGAGTATGGCTGCCCAAAAGTGTTAAGTAAGTCTGCCTCAGTTTCGATAGTGGAAGGAGAATCTACAGGGCCCTTTGCAAAAGGTGCAACTAGTGCTCCAACTGCAGCTGATACTGGATCAACTCTACCTACCGTTAAATCAACCTCTCTTACTACAATTCCAGGAGATGCTAAATTTAGTGGCATCTTAATTCCCCTCGCAATCCAAATTTATTCTAAAAGTATTTATAAATTGCCCTACCTTACTACATATAGTCCCACATATATGAGGTATCTCCATACTCATCTAAATGCCATCGATCTCCATCTTGATCAACAAAACTAGTCATTTCATTAATTCCATCGGAAATAAATCCAAATGGTGCCATATCTTGATCAATTTGGTTTTTTTGTTCCTCATAAATTCTTTTACGGACATCATTATCCGTCATTTCCTTAAAATATTCCTGTGCAACTAACCAAGAAAAAATAACCAGACACATTACTAAATCATCATTACACCCTTCTTCTGCTTCAAATGAATTATGTTTTTGGGCAAAAGTTGTTAATTCACTAATAATATCATAATCATTTACCAATAATTTATCATCCTCAAGTAGTAATTTTAAGTTAGAGCAACCTAATTTTTTAACAGCGGAAGTTGTTCTTACTCCAAGTTGAGATTTCTTTCCACTAAATCCAGAACCAACTAATTGCCCTGCTCTACCACGCATTGCACACATAAGAACATTATCATATTCAAGATCATAATGAAGAATATTTGCTACTTGATCTCCAATATCATTTACCTCTACAAGTAACCAAGAATAATTATAACCTCTTCCTACTTCATTGATAATACTGGGAAATAACATCGGTTTAATTTCATTATTTTTATATTTGGCAACTATCTTATATGGAAATTCTGTAATATCAAAAACTACAAATGCTGAATAATCATTACCAAGACCCCTAGCAACATCAACAGTAATTAAATAATCTCTATCTTCACCAGGTTCTTCATAAACATCAAGACCCTTATTTCTTTTTACTGGGTCATCATACATTAAATTTTTTAATTTTGCAGAATTAATAAGAGTATTTACTGACCCCAAAAATTCGCAAAGATGTTCTGCCTTGAATTGTTCTTCACTTGTATTTGCTATAGTTTGTATTCTCCATTCTTCGTCTCTTCCGGGAACTTCGGACCAGTGAACCTCTGTGGGCACAAATGAGTTTTTACCACGCTCTGCGTCGTGCCACATACGGTAGAAGTGATTCATACCTTTTGGTGTGGATACAATAATAACTTTGGTAGATTTACCTGAAGAAATTGTTGGATATACTGAAGCAAAAAAGTCATCTGCGATATGGTTCGGAACAAACGCAAATTCGTCCAAGAAAATAATATTAAAACTCATTCCCCTAACAGCGGATGCAGATGTGGATGCTGCAATAATTTTTGAACCATTTTCTAACTCTAATGATCCTTTATTCCAAGAGACTATTCCCTGTTGCATCCATTTTGGTAAATTCTCATAAGATAATTGCAATCTACCAAGTATCTCTCTTGAAGTGGAAGCTTTATTTGCCAAAATTCCGATATTTACATTATCGTTAAAAACTACATAATGCAATAAGTAAGATACTACAGTTGTTGTGTTATGTGTAGGAATGAATGTTTTTCCGCATAAAAATAAATGATCATCACTATCTACTTGAATACATGCAACTGGGACACTATCAACCTTTTCTATTTTTTGTATATAGTGTCTTTTATTTTGAGGTCTACCTTTTCCGTCAAAATTTATTAATTTAGATTTTCTTGGAAGATTGAAAATATTTTCCTTGCTAGGAAAACGAACAGTATAATACCAACACTGATTGATTAACTTTCTACTTACTCTGGATTTTATTCCTAACGAAGATAAAAGTTCAACAACTTGAAGAATAAATTCATAATTTTTTTGGTAAAATTCAAATGTTTGAGTTTTTGTAATTGAACCATCAGTATCCATCAATCCCCGTAACAATTCCATCCGTTGATCTACTGATGATCGTAGATATATTTGTGGAATATGTTTATTTTTTAATAAATTATTTTCTTTTAATTTTTCTCTCAATCCTCTACACTTAAATCTAATACAATTATTTTCTACTCTCTCGTGTTCAACATCTATTTTTGTTTTGTAAAATTCATAATCATCTTTATGTGCGATGATTCTACCATCTGCAGAATATCCGTCACCTAACCAAACACCAAGAAGATATGGATCTATCGGCAAATCCTGATTTTCTCCGTTAATTGGATTGGAAAATTCAATATAAAGTGATCCTCCTACCCCTTTACCTCTTTTATTATTAATTTTCTTTGAATATCTTGAATATATTTCGTCAGTATTGATAACTTTTTTTCCAGTTCTCCAATAAGAACTATTTACTTCCCACAAATGATCTGCATCAGCAACAATTTCTTCTCCATTATCAAAAAATATTTTGTAACACTGGTGATTAATCATAGTTTCTGTTTTAAATGTTACAGAAACTGGATTTCCATCTGGAGAAAGTATTTTGTCCCCAACTTCAATATCTCCAATTGTTGTCCATCCTTTCGGTGTTGGTATTGGAGTGTCTAATGCTAATGCCTTACCAACTTGGCGTGGCATCTTACATATATTAAATCTATTTTGGTGGAAATTATTGACTAACCTCTCCTGAAATGGCCACATATCAAATCCAACAAGACCATCATCGACATTAACAATTTTTACATAATTTTTCGCAAAATAAACAGGATCTTCTTTACATCTTAAGAACTCAATAATTTGTTCTTCTGTAAATTGAATTGATGTATTTGCTCTCTTTAGATTTGGATTAGAGAGATATGCATCACCCTGTTTAAGTCTAATATCTTCAATTGCCATATTTCTATCTTTTCTCAATACGAGTTAATATATAACACATTAACAATTCCATTTTCTCAAAGATAATGCTTTTCTTGTTGGACGACCCTTTTCATCTTTCATAGGTCCAGGCATCCCTCCCATACGAGCACAGAAAGATTTTCTACGCTTTGCTGATTTTGATCCTGGTTTTAATTTTGATGGTGGAGTAGTAACTGCCATAGAAAGTTTGGAACCTGGATTTTCTCTACGGTAAGAAGCAATTCCTTTTTTATTTAAACCACCTTCAGGATTCTTCCCTTCTTTTCTTTGCCAGGCAGCAGATGCTTCAG